TTCGATGAGCGTGTTCTTCTCTTTAACGATGATGCGATCGATCATTATAAGGTGAGCACCTTGACATCTCTCAGACATGGTACCAGGAAAAAAGATAATAAAAGTATACTAGAAAAAACCCCGAAATTATCTAAGGATGTCGTAGATAAGTCAGCGAAACCATTAACTCAGGAGATCTTAGAATCTAAAAACAGTAATGAACTTCGTATAATGGCTGATGAGCGCGGTATCTTGGTTGATGGGCGCTGGGGAAAGTCAAGATTGATCGAAGAAATCTTGAAGGTTGAGTGATGCCAGGAATTCTTGAAGGTCAGATGGCTAATGCCATTTATGCTGGGTTTAAAGGCAAGTTACTTACAGGTACTCTTGTAAGGCACTCTCCATCGGATCTTGAGCTGGATTTGTTTGGTGATCCTGTTAGCCTTACGGGTACTAGCTTTAGCTGTGAAGGTTTCGTTGAGAAATTTTCAGAGTATTATCGTGCAGTAACGGGTGTACCTGACACAGATGTCAAGGTAATGATCTTTGCGAAGTCTATCTCTACAGAACCTACAACTGATGATATTGTAGTTTTTAGAGACATCCAATATCAGATAAGAAAGATCCTAGAGATAGATCCAGCAATCGCGACCTATACATTACAATGCTTTGAGATTAAGCATGGTTCTTAGATGGCGTGGTCGACCTGTTACTAAGAGGATTAAGCTCGCAGTACAACGAGGCGTGGCACGAGGAACTGAATTGACTCTTCAGATTGCCATTGAAAAGATTAAGAACCCGCCTAAATCGGGTAAGATGTACTTTAGCCGTGGGGTAGCTCATCAGGCTTCAGCACCTGGTGAGGCGCCAGCGAATTGGTATGGTGGCTTAATACAGTCAGGAAGAACTGTCTATGGGAAGGAGGCTGGTGAAGGCGCAGCCATCTCTACCTCAAGATATAAGGCGACTTCGTCTGTACGTGGGACTGTAATCTTTTCAGCTAAGTATGCTGATATGTTAGAATTAGGTACAATAAAGATGGCCCCGCGACCGTTTTTAAGACCCTCATTGATAGAAGCTGCACCAAGGGCTGAGGATTTTATTACTGAAGAAATCGATAAGGAACTTGCAACGATTGATAAGGAGCGTGGCATCTCAAAACCAAATCGTGGACGAGTTAGATGAACCTAGCGCCAGCTATACGTACAGCTTTACTAAATGAAGCTTCCATTGCAGAAAACATTAGTATCTGGAATGGGGCGCCATCTATCCATACACGTCGTCCAATACCTAGTAATGTAGAGTTTCCTTTGATTGTAATTTCACCTGATATTTCTTTTACCGACAGAGATTTTATAGCTAATAAGAAAAATCATGTACTTAGAGATGTGACTGTTGTTGGTCAGCAACCAGATCATTACAGATTAATTGAACAACTTGCATATAATATAAGAGAGTTATTTCATCGGAATAGGTTTTCGCTTATTATTCCTGACTGGGAAATTTATCAGATCATTGCGTTTGGGCCAATTCCAGCTCCGACGGATGATGAAAGCATGGTAGCCAGGTTGGTTACCTTGAATATAGACGCTCAACCTGTATAGGAGAGATAAATGACCGTCAACACCGCAGCTGGCAGTAGGACTTATATTGGCACAACTGCCCCAATTAATGAATCAAGTGCAGCTTCCGCAATTACATCTTTTGAAGCTGATACATACAGCGAGGTCGGAGAAGTTGAAGACCTTGGTGAGTTCGGCGATGAGGCAACTGAAGTAACATTTACAGCACTTGGTAATCGCCGCGTTCGAAAGTTCAAGGGTTCGCTTAATGCGGGTAATGCAACCATGACATGCGGCGATGATCCTGAAGATGTGGGTCAGCAAGAACTTCTTATGGCATTTGACTCGCAACTTGACTTTAATTTCAAGGTTACCTTGAATGACGCACTTACCATCTCTGGTGAACCCACGGTTCAGTACTTCCGTGGGAAGATCATGAGCAAACGCAGGAATATTGGTACGGTGGATAATATTGTTCGTAGAACATTCACCATCGGTATCAATAGCCCCATCTATGAAGTTGCTGCGACGTAAATGCCTCGCAGTAACCCCTAAGCAATAATAATCGCAGCAAAAGCTGCATAGCTGGAGAGAGATGATGAACAAACTAGATAGCGCTCGTATAGGAATTGGTGACGTCGAAATTAGCCTTGGTGGTGAAACTAAACGTCTTAAGGCTAGTTTTCGTGCAGCCCAAACCCTCTCACGCCAATTCGGCGGCTTTTCCCAAATTGTAGATCGACTTGTCAAGATAGACTTTGATGTTATCGAATCTGTCGTGGCGGCTGGTTTGCATTTAACTGATGCTGGGCGAGATGGTTTGTCTGAGAAGATCTATGCAAGTAAACCTACCACTTTTGTAGGTCCATGCATAAGGTATGTATCGAACCTAGCGAATGGTGGTCAACCAATAGAACCTAAGGATGCGGTCGAGTTTGAGGATGATGAAGACCCAAACTTGATGAGCAGTTAACCTATGAAAAGTATCTTGACTGGTTAGCTGCTAAGGCGCTAGGTTGGCTAGGGTGGAGTGAGGAGCAATTGCTTGACGCGGATCTTAACGCTATCTTGATTGCATACAAAGGACGAGTTGAGTTGCTGAAATCGATCTTTGGATCATCTGAAGATAAGGAAAAGACTCAGACACCTATTAAGGATTTCAAAGCCTTTTCAAAAGAACATAATAGGAGATTTCCTCAAATAACTAAAGGATAAAGAGGGTGGCAGAAGTCGGTTCAATAGAAGTTTCAGTATTAGCTGATGTTGAAAACTTTGAACGTAACCTTGAACAGGCTTTACAAGAAGCAATTAAGTTTGAAAGTCGAGCTAAGCAGCTATTTGGCGGAGTAAGTGTCGCCGCCAAGTCTATGTCTAAAGATATGGAGCTGACTGCTCGGTCAACTAAACTATTTGTAAGTGAGATGGATAAAGCAGCTCAGCAAGTAGTTGCTGATCTTGCTAGAATGGAAGCGCAGCGTAAAAGTATGGCTGCTGCCTTCACGCAAAAATTAAATATGAGTCTTGGCCTTGGTGGGTCAGCTCCAGACATAGCTTCACGTGCTGCAGACATTCAAGCTTATGGAAATGCACTTGATGATCTTAGAGCTAAGTTTGTTCCACTCTTTGCCATTCAGAAACAATATCAAGTACATGTAGATGAGATTAATGAAGCTCATCGTATAGGTGCTATTACTACTACAGAGCATACTCAGGCACTAGCACGAGCACAGCTTCAGTATGAAGCAAATGCCGTAGCCGCTACTCGACTAGGAAATAATCTTAAAATTAATTCATTGCAGATGGGTAACATTGCCGCCCAATTCAATGATATTGCTGTTACGATGGCTATGGGTATGAACTCATGGCAAATTGCTTTGCAGCAAGGCACACAGATCAATCAAGTTCTTTCTGGTATGGATTTTAAGACTGCTGGAAGAACATTAGCTGGCGCCTTTAAAGATATCATTAGCCCAGTTTCACTTGCCACTTTTGCTATCATTGGCTTTGGTGGCATGGCCATTCAATGGTTCTTGAATACTACAAAAGCGGCCAAGACTCTTGAAGAATCGTTAAAGAACCAACTTGAAATTCTTAAATCTATGGGTCCAGTTTATGAGGAACTTGGTAAACGAAGACAAGCTGCATTTCCAGAGTTAGAAGATCCAACTGTTGGTGTTGGTAGACTTGCACGTGAACGTGCTCAAGCTGAAGAGTTAATGCGAGAATCAATTTTTGCACAGACTGCCAGACTCCGTCGTAGTGGCGGCGGAATTATGGATATGTTATTAGGAACTGGTTTATTAAGTGGTAGTACTGCATTTGGTCGAGGTATGATTCAGCAGTTAAGATTAAAACAGCAGTTTGAACCATTTGAAGATTTAATTAGAGATCTTGAGAATGGTACCATATCTGTTATAGAATTTCGGAAGGGTGTTAATGAGATTGGTAACACTAATCCGATATGGAGAAAAGCTGCGGATGAAATTTTAAGAGTTTCAGATTCTCTTGTAAAATTAAATCAGCAACTTAATCAAGTTGCTAAGGGTCTTCAAACTGTTCTTCAAGGTCCTGGAGTACTTCAGCGGCGCCTTGAACAAGTGCTTGGTGGGGCTAA